CGTTAGTCCGTGAGCGTATTGAGGCAGGAAAAGAAATGCCAACGGAAATTTTTGGAGTATACTCTGAAAATAAAACTACAATAAAAAGGAACAAATAAACATGAACCAAGTAGCAACAAAAACAGAAGGAGTATTGGCAACATTTGATATGGAAGCTGATGCTAACAAAGGTACTCAAAACATTGCGCAGGAAGATCTTGCGTTACCCTTCTTGAAAGTTTTGGGCCAACTATCTCCAGAGGTAAACAAAAGAGATGGTAAACATGTCGAGGGCGCAGAACCCGGCAAAATAATAAATACTGTTACCAATGAACTGTATGATATGTTGACTGTTGTCCCATGTCATTACAAAAGAAAGTACATTGAATGGCAAGATAGAGGTACCAGCACTGGTGCACCTGTTGCAATTCATGAGGCAGACAGTGATATAATTAGTCAAACGACTAGAGGCAAAGATTATAAAGATAGACTACCAAATGGTAACTATCTTGAAAATACTGCCGATCACTTCGTACTTGTAACTGGTAAGAGTCCATCAACAGCTTTGATTTCTATGAAAGCTACTCAACTTAAAGTTAGTAGAAAATGGAACTCAATGATGATGGGTATCAAAATGCAGGGTAAAAATGGACTTTTTACTCCGCCAACATATAGTCACATTTATAATCTAAAAACCGTACAGATGTCTAACGACAAAGGTACATGGTTTGGTTGGGATGTAGAAAAAGTTGGTCCTGTCGAAGATAAATCTATCTACGATATGGCTAAACGTTTTGCAGAACAAGTAGGTAAAGGTGAGATTGAGGCGAAGCATGGTAATAACGAGGCAGACTCGAAACAACCATACTAACCGTATCCTAGGTAGTGGGCGTCTAAGCGAGAGTGGAAACGCCCACTTTGCATTATGATTGAAAAATTTAAACATATATTCTCAGGATTAGAACGTGCTCATGGTGTCACCAAAGTTGGTGAATCAAATGGTAATGGTACAAAAGTAAAAGGTAAATCATTTGTTAAAAGAGAACCAGTCACTGATTTACTTTGGCAACAACATTTAGAAGGTATAGAAAGTTTAGGTGTAATACCTATTGATGACAACAATACTTGTAAATGGGGTTGTATAGATATTGATTCGTACGCAGGTTTTGATCACAAACAATTAATAAATAAAATAAATTCTTTAAAATTACCACTGGTAGTTTTTAGATCTAAATCAGGTGGTGCACATGTATTTTTATTTACAGAAGAACCTGTAAGTGCAAAATCAATGCAAGATAAATTAACTCAAATAAAAGCTGTATTGGGTTATGGTGGATCAGAAGTTTTTCCAAAACAAACAGAATTAAAATCGCAAGATGATACAGGAAATTTTTTAAACTTACCATACTTTAATGGTAATAATTCTACAAGATATGCCTTTAATGATAAGGGTGAAGCAGTTAATATAGATGCTTTTTATTTATTGTATGAAAATAAAAAACAAAAAGATGTTGACACGATAAATGTAGAAAGACCTAAATCAGAATATAATGATGCTCCTCCTTGTATAGAAACTCTTGCACTAAATAAAATAGGAGAAGGTGGTAGAAATAATGCTTTGTTTCATTATGGAACTTATGCAAAATCTAAATGGCCTAGTAATTGGAAATCAAAAATAATTATGTTTAATGCAACAGCGATGGAACAACCATTGTCTGATTCAGAAGTACAAATTATAGTAAATCAACACGATAAAAAAGAATGGGGTTATAAATGTAAAGATGAACCCATGTGTAGTATGTGTGATAAAACTTTATGTCGAACTAGAAAATATGGTATAGGCCAGGAAATTATGTTTCCTGGGCTGACTGACCTCCAGGTTATAGACTTGGAGGACCCTTACTACTACCTAAATGTAGATGGAGAAAGATTATACTTAGAGAATGTTAAATACTTACGACAACAAAGTTTATTTCAAGAAGCATGTATGAAACAATTAAGATTTAGACCACCAACACTAAAAGAAAAAGATTGGGTAGTTATTACAAATTTATTACTTAACAACGCAGAAGTAACAGAACCTGCACAGGGTATGCGTACAGAAGATCAATTACAAAATCATTTAGAAGAGTTTTGCTTAAACAGACAAGTATCAACAGATAAGAATGATCTTAAAAAAGGTGGTGTGTGGACAGCAGAAGGATCTCATCATTTTGTATTTGATAGATTCTATCATCAGTTTTTAATAAGACGTAGATGGGATGTAGGCTATCAAAGGACAGGTCAGATGTTAAAAGAAAAATGTGGTTGTGAAGACAAGAGATTAGGAAAAGAAAAGATATCTGTATTTACAGTAAAAGAATTTGACAAAAAGAAAGATTCTTACAACGAAAAAATATTAAAAGAGGAGGACCCGTATTGATTGCTACAATGGATTTATTGGCAATCACAATGTTTACTGCATTGTGGATACACTTACACTTAGGAATATGAAAACAATTGTATTAGGACCACCAGGCACAGGTAAGACTACAACTTTGTTAAACAAAGTAGATGATTATCTAAAACAAACAGATCCAGATAAGGTTGGATACTTTGCATTTACACAAAAAGCTGCATACGAAGCAAGAGACAGAGCCATTAAAAAATTTAATCTTACAGAAGATGATCTACCATATTTCAGAACACTACATTCACTAGCATTTAGAAAGCTAGGATTAAAAAAAGAAAACGTAATGCAACGTAGACACTATGTTGATCTTGGAAAAAAATTAGGTTTTCCTGTTAACTATGCAAAGTTTGAAGATGATCATGGTGGTATCTTTACATCTGATAGTGAGTATTTAAGAATAATTAATTTAGCAAAACTAAGAAACATTACAGCAGAACAACAGTTTGATCTAGCAGAACATAATCAAGATTTAGAGAGAGATAAATTACGTATCATATCTAATGAAATTGAAAGATATAAAAAAGAATATGGTCTTATAGATTTTAATGACATGATACTAGAGTTTATAAAATCAGATAAGTCACCAAAGTTTGATGTTGTATTTATAGATGAAGCACAAGATTTATCACTTATGCAATGGGATATGGCAAAAACTATTTGGAATAAAACAGAGGATTCTTTCATAGCAGGCGATGATGATCAAGCTATATTTAGATGGGCTGGTGCAGATGTAGATTCTTTTATAGCACAAAAAGGTTTGATGATGCCATTAACACAGTCACATAGAATACCTGCAAAAGTACACAACGTTGCAATGAATATAATTAATAAAATTAAAAATAGAATAGATAAGACATGGAAACCAAAAGTACATGAAGGTTCTTTATCTAACTATGATGACTTTGAACAAATAGATATGTCATCAGGTGAGTGGTTAGTGTTAGCTAGAACTAAATATATGTTAAATGAATTAGAGGAAACATTATATCGTAATGGGTATTATTATAAAAATAGATTTAAGAAAACAAAAGAACAAGAATTACATAATGCAGCTGTTGATTGGGAAAATTTACGTAAAGGTCAACCAATGTCATATAAACAAGTAGAAAGAATATATAGTTACATGTCTAATAATTGTGACAAAACAAAATTAAAAGGTATGTTAAAAGAAAGTTATCATGATTTCGAAACATTAAAACAAAGTTA